CCCCCACTTTCGTGAAGGTGTCCTTGACTTCGGCGAGGACCTTCGACGGATTGAACTGCAGCACGCGCTCGGCGGCGGCTTGCGCAGGCGTCACGGCGACGGCGGGCACATCGTTTAGGTTGCGGAGCGGCGGTGCGGGCGTGTGCGAGGCGACGGGCGCGATCGCGGTGGCCTGTGGGGTGACAGTCGACGCCTGTGGGGTGACAGTGGCCGCGGATTGGGGTGACAATCGCCCACTGGTCGCGGCCGGGGTCACGGCTTCGGTTTCCGCCGCCTTGGCGCCGCCGCCCTTCTTGTAGCCTGAGACCGCAATCGCCGCGACCGTGGCGACGCTGTCGGGCAAGCCGAGCGCGGTCAACGTGTGTTTGGCGATCTCGTATTTCACGACCGGCGCGACGTGCGCAGCGGCTTCGCCCACGCGCCCCGCGAGCGCCAGCCCCGGCTTGAGAATCGCCCGGCCCGCTTGGACCCCCATGAGCGCCGTTTCGGGCGCGAGGCCGACGTCGCCGACGGTCAGCATGTTCGAATCGGGACGGCCTTCGAGATCGCCGCGGAAGCCCGGCCCCTGGATGAACTTCACCGAGCCGTCGGGATTCCGCACCGTGCGGTTGCCGTGCGCGTCCACGTTCGGATCGGGCGGCGGCGCCGCGGCGGCGGCGGGCTGCCGCGCCTGTTGCGCGAGGGCGGCATAATCGACCGCGCCCGCGGCTTTCCCCGGGACGAACGTCTCGCCGTCCTTCCCGGTCCAGCGGCCGCCGTCGCCCGGGCCGGTCGAGTACTTCGACTCTTCCGAAAAGGTCGGATGCCCGTGCTGCTTGTACGTGTCGGTGAAATGATCGGTGCCGAACCGGATCGGCTTCGCGCCGTGCTCCTGGAAGTAGCCGCGATAGTCGTAGTGGCTCTCGGGCGCGTCGACGTCGGTGATCTGGTTGCGCGCCGCCCAGCCGCGGAAGGCCTGTTCCTGCGCGGGCGCGAGGGCGGTGATCTCCCGCGGCGGCGCCGCGGCCGTCTGACGCGCCTGCTCTGCCAGGGCGGCGTAATCAATCCCCGGCATCAGATCCCGGCCAACTTCTTGAAGGCGTCCGCTTCGGCCTGGGTAGCGAAGTCGTGGGACGATCCGTCCGGCGCTTTGACGGTGATCTTGCCGCCGGTCGCGGCACGCGGCGGGCGCGCCGTAAACTTCGACGTGTCGTAGTTCGCGTCCGTCAACGCGTCGATCCGGCGTTGGCGCCGCTTCGTGATTGCCGCGTCCAGGCCGTCGAGCTTCGCTTCGACCACGGCGACCGTGTCGGCGATCGTCGGCAGAATCTTTTCGTACTTGGCTTCGTCCTCTTTGCGGAGCACGCCGCCCTCGAGCGTTTTGCCGATCACTTGCTTGACGCGATCGATGACCGCCTGCTTCTGTTTCGCGACGGTCCCAATGCCCGTCGCGTCGGTGACCGCATTCGGGAGCCACGCGCCAATCTTCGCGGTCGTCCCCGTCGCGCCGGCTTCGATCAGGGCGCCCGTCTTGGGATCGCGCGGGGCGATCGTCGAGCGCAGGACTTTCAGATCGTCGAGCGAGGTATCGAAGTCGGCCAGATCGCCCGCGTCGCCCGAGGTGACTGAGCGCCCTTGCTCGCGCGTCGAGGCCGGCAGATCGCCCTCGCGATACTGCGCCTCGGACACGCGGATCATCTTCCCGCCGCGGTTAACCCAGAAGGGCGCGCGATTCGATCCCGCGTTCGCCGCGCTGCGCGCCGCCGCCGCTTCCGTCGCGTGGTTGTGGCGTGCGGTTTCCACCGCCGCGGCGTCGGCGCGCGCATTCGTGGCCTGCTGCTCCGGGGTGATCGCGGGCGGCGCGCTCTCGAACGGCGTCGCCGTCGGTTCGTCCTTGACGATCCGGATCGTCTCGCTGCCGTCGGCGTTGCGGGTTTTGATCTCGCGCGTGGCGATCTTCGCCTGTTCTTTCCCGTAGGCGACGCGGCTCGCGTACCACTGCGGGTCGTAGACATCGGGCGCGTCGCCGGGCTGCATCACGCCGGCCTTGATCAATTCGTCTTTGATGTGCGGATACGCCGCTTTCCGCTGCGCGTCGGTCGAAGCGCTGAAGCCCTGGAGCACTTTCTGCGTCACCGTCTGCACGTTGTCGTAGTCGCCGCGCTGCAGCTTGCGAAAGTTGATCATCCCGTCGGCGATCTTCACGCCGCGCTCCGGGCCGACGATGGCGCTCACCTTTTTTAGGTCCGGATCCTTGTCGCCGAGATCGGCGAAATACGATCGCAGCGCCGCGTCCTGCTTCGTGAGTTCCTCTTTGTCGGCGACGTCCTTGACCCGCTGCGCTTCGAGCGCTTTGTTGCCCGCGATCTGTTGCTGCTGGAGCTCGCGCCGCTGCTGCTGGTCCGCCTGCTGCTCCCGGTGGGCGATCACCTGCGCGGGGATCTGCCCGAGCTGCTGCGCCATCCCGGCCCAGGCGTTGCCTTTGTCGAGCTCCGCGCGCTGCTCCGCCTCCCCGCGGCGGAGCAGAATCTGCGTGACGCTGTCGGCATATCCCATTCGTCAGAGCCTCACTGCTGCGGGGCGTTCGGGCGGCCGGCTTGGGCCAGGTCGCGCTCGTGCGCCCAGGGATCGGTCACCGTCGCCGCGTAGTTGCGGTCGTACAGCGCGGTCGCCTGATCGAACTGCTGCCCTTGGCCGGCGAGCCCGAGTTGGCCCGCGCCGAGGCGGTAGGCGTTGTTGGAATTCTGATAGCCCAACCCCAACTGCCCTTGCCCCAGGGTGTACGCGTTGTTGCTGTTCTGATACCCGAGGCCCAAGTTCCCGTAGCCGAGCGCGGCGTTGGTCTGCGCCTGGTACTGGGCGAGCGCGGTGCCGGTGTTGGCCGTGTAGGTGCCGAGCTGCTGGCCGTAGGCCTGCGCCTGCGCGCCGGTGTTGAGCCCGAAGGTGTTGCTGGCCTGCCCGTAGGCCTGCGCCTGCGCGGCTTGGTTGGCGGCGTTATTGGTGCTGATCGCCTGCGCGGCCCCCTGGTTGTTGGCCTGGTTGACGGCGAAGCCTTGCTGGAAATTCTGGCCGCCGTAGGCGAGATTCGCCTGGTTGTTCGCCTGCGTCCGCGCCAGCATGGCGGCGTTCGTCCCCGCGGCGGCGTTCATCCGGCCGGCGTTGTTCTGCTGCTCGACGGCGTTCTGGTTCTGGAAGCCCTGTTGCGCTTCCCCGCTCGCCCGCGCGTAGTTGTCGCTGTTGGATCGCTCGGCGTTCTGAATATTCGCTTGGCCGAAGTTGAACGCGTTGCTGTTCCGGTCCTGGCCGTACGCCAACCCGGTTTGCGCGTTGGTCTGGTAGGCCCCGAGCTGCCCGGCGTTGTTCGCGGCGTTGGTCGCGCGGCTGCGCGCGTCGATCGCGGCGTACTCCTGGCTCGCGGCCTGCTGCCCGTAGTCGATCAGGCCTTTGGCCGCGTTGCCCGTGCGGAGCTGGCCTTTCGCCGCGGCCGAGTTCTGGTAGACGTCGATCCCCTGATCGCGGCGGAACGTGTACGACGGATCCGCTTCCATCTCGGCCTGCGTCGGCCCGGTGTAGTTCTGATGCGCGTACTCCGCGGGCGTCGGCATCGACTCGTACGACAACGTCCCCGGCGCCGCTTGCCGCGATCCCGCAAAGGCCGTCGGCGTCGCGCCAGGCGTGTAGGTGAGCGCCTGCGGCCGGCCGAGCTGCTGCGCGGTGAGCGCCCCCGGCGCCGTCGCGTGCGTGTAGCTGACCTGCCCGGGCGCCGCGGCCGCCGCGGGACCGCTGAACGTGCCGATCGCCGGCGCGGTCGACGTGAACGGCGCGGGCGCGTCGAAGCTCGGCATCGTGGTCGGATAGGCCCCGCCCGTCGCGAAGGTCCCGCCGCCGCCGCCGGTCTGCGGGCCGCCGCCTTCGGTCCAGCCCCGGACGCCGCCGCCGCCGCTCGAGGCGCCGCTGGACCCGCCGGCGCCGCCGCCGGCATCGCCCAGCCAGAAGCCGTTGGTGCCGCCGCCGCTATCCCGGATGACATCGCGGGCGCCCCCGCCGTCGCCGAAGTCGATCCGGTCCCCCGACGCGACCGTGGCGTGCGTGCCGTATTGCTGGTTGTAGGCGTCGACCGTGGCCTGCAGGTTGCCCCGCGCCGCCGTCGCCGCCCCGGAGGCCCCGGTGCGCCCCGCGGACGCATCGAACGCGCCGCCCTCGCCGCCGTAGCCGCCCAGCTTGTTGGTGAATTCGATCCAGTGATCCGCCGCGCCGTTGCTCCCGCCGCCGCCGCCCGTGCCGGGGGTGCCGGCGACTGGCGCGGCGCCGCCGAGCTGCCCGGCCACGCCGCCGTCGGTCGGCTGGATCGGGGTCGGCGGGGGGAGGGAGATGTCGACGCCGGTGTGGTCCCACCAATCGGCCATCAGTAGCCTCCGGCCTGCGGCGCCTGCACCACGCGCGCGCCTTTCGCGATCAGTTGTTGCACCAGGTGACTCGGTACCGGCCGCGGCGCCGATCCATCGGGCGCCTGCATCAGCGTCGTCTCGCCGGTCGGCTGGGTGGCCGGCGCGGCCTCAAACCCGGTCGACGACGCCGTCGGCCCGGCGAGCGCCCCCTGGGCGGATCCGAGGTCCCGCGGCATCCCCAGTTGCGCCGCCACGGGCGCGCCCCCGTCCCCGGTCGACGGCGCCGGTCCCGACGATCCCCAGCCGGAGGGCTGGAAGGTGGCGGCGTTGGTCGGGTCGAAGGCCACGGGCGGCCGCGCGGCCCGCTCCTGCATCCGCCCGATCGCCGACCGGCCCGAGGCGGCGTACGGCTCAAAGTCGGCGCGCGCCTGCGCGTACTGTTCTTTTTGGACGCGCAGCGCTTCCGCGGCCGTGTCCCGCGCGGTCTGTGCGGCGCGATCCGCGGCCGCGCCTTGCGCCTTCGCCGCGATGACGGAGCCGGCAATCGCGGCGCCGGCCACGATGATGGTGGCTACACACATGGGAGACTCCCCGTGCCGAAGCAGAGCTGAATGAGCCGCGCGTCGAGGCCGGTGCCCCAGTTCGAAAAGATCGCGCGGCTGTGAAAGTACGGCGCCGGGAACAGAATCGCGCGGTTGAAGACGGCCGGGACGGTGTGCCAGGGTTCCCACTGCGCGGTGTCGCGCCAGTTCACCCACTCGGCATGTTTCGCGTCGTCGGTCTCCGCACTCGAGGCAATGGCGCCCGTGGCGCGGTATTTCCAGAAGGTCGTCCCGTCGGCGGCGGGCGGATCGGGATTGAGATACAAAATGCAGGTCCAATCGCCCATGTCGCGGTCCGTGTGGACGAAGGACGGCTCGTCCTGCCCTTCGGGACTGAGCCGGAACGTTTCATACGTCGGCGTCAAGCCGTAGTCGGCTTTCAACCACGCCGACAAGGGCGAGGCGCCGATCGGGGCGAGGCCCTTGAAGGTGACGCTGCCGCTTTTCAGTTCCCCGAACGGCTGCGCGAGCGCGGCGGCGCGGTAGGTGTGCGGATCGAGGACGACGTCGTCGAAGACGCGGATCGCGTGCGGGGTCATGCGACCGCCTCCAGATCGAGCTGATAGGCGATCTCGACCGGCGTATACCCGCGCCGGACATACACCCGCGCGACCGCGGGGGCATCGATCGGCGCAATCATCTGGAGCTTCGCCGCGCCCTGCGCCCGCGCCCACGTCTCGGCGAGCTTCAAGAGCCGCACGCCGTCGAGGCCGCCGCGCGCGGCCGGTTCCATCCACCAGAACAGCTCGCTCGCGACCCACTCGCCCGACAGCAGATGGCGAAAACACATCGCGCCCACCATCCCCGTCAGCGTCCCGTCGCCGAGATGCGCGACGAAGATCACGCCGTCGTCGCTCGTGATCAGGTGGGTCATGATCGCGGCAATCGCGGCCGGGTTCGTCGGCAAGAGCGCCCCGTACGGCGTCTGCGCGAGAAAGGACGCGCCCAGCGCCACCAGCGCGTCGACGTCCCCGATCACCGCGTCGCGGATCATTTCGCCACCCAGCCGGTGTTGGTTCCGCTGCCGGATTCCTTCACATACAGACTCACGTTCGCGCCGCCGCTCTCGTTGCGGTACAGATCGCCGAGCGTCCCCGTGACGACGCCGTTGGGATCGCCGAGCCCGGACTTCGTGCCGCTGAGCAGCCGGTTCACCGCGACGACGAGATTCGAGAACCACCGCTGCCAGGGCGCATTCCCGATCGCGTCGAGGAGCGGCGTGCCGATCGGCCACGGGGCGATCGCCATTTACGCGGCCTCCGCGCGGATCCTGATCGCGGCATCGGTCAGCCGCACCGGCACCGGATCGGTGATCACGAGCTGCGGCACGAAGCTGCGGCAATTCCCGAGCTGCGTCCAGATCACGCGCGTCCGGTACTGCCCCAGCGCGCCGAGCGTGGTCCAGTGCTCATTGCCAAAGGTCTGCCCGCCGTCGCGTGAGACGCGCAGCATCGCTTGCGGATCGGCGCCCTGGCCGCTGAGCAGGCCGACGCCGACATCGCAGACCAGCTCGAAGGCATCCACCACGAAGCGCTTCCGGTCGATCGTCTGCGGCGCCGGTTGCCGCGTGCGGCGGATCAACGCGCCGTCGACGTCGGTGTACGACGTGGGCGTCAGCTCGTAGATCGATCCGGTCACCCGGTCGCCCACGAGCGTCTTGCCAAAGGCTTCCATCGCGCAGCCCGGGCGGTAGGCTGTTGCGGTGCCCGTGGCGACACTCCAGGCGCTGCGGCTGTGCCATTTCCCTGTCGCTTCATCGATCGCCCAGGTGGCTTCGTCGCTCGGGAAGGTAAACAGGCAGAACGGATGCCCCTGCGCTTGGTAGCTGAAGGCGGTCGTGTCGTCGATCGTCGCGTAGCGCAGCACCGTCGCTTCGATGCCGTGATTGCTGACGCGCAGCGGCGTGTAGCCCTGCGCGCGGACGATCTGGCCGCGCCCCTTGGCGGTTTTCGTGAGCCAGGTGACGGAGGTATCGACGGTGAAGGCATACGGCGCCGCAATGCCGAAGGGCATGAACGCCTCGGGCACGACCGCGAACGGAAAGCCCGGCAAGCCCGCATCGACCAGCACTTCGCCCGTCGTTTCGCCGAAGACGCGGATCAGCCGATCGGGCGTCACACACAGGGAGACCCAGGGATCGCCGGCGGTCGATTGCGCGTAGTGGGTGGCATTCCAGGTCGTGCCGTCGTAGAGCGCGCTGCTGTAAATGGTCCCGGTCGACGCGTCGAGATAGACGAAGCGGCCATCGATCGACGCGCCCATCGTGCAGCCCACGGGCTGCACCGTCGTGAAGGCGTGCGTGGTGCGGTCGTAGCAGTAGCCGACATCGCCGCTCGTGACAAACAACTGATCGCCGGCGTCGCCGTTGGCGCTGATCGTCGCCGGGAAGCTATTCCGCTCGACCGTGCCGCGCTGCGTCGTCGTGCCGTCGGCATAGAGCTCCCAGAAGGCGTAACCGGCCACGAAGTAGGCTTCCCCGCCGATCGCGAAGACGGCGCGGATCGGCGCCTGGCTGACGGACGCGAAGGCGACGAGGCCCGGCGTCGGGAGCAGCGCCCAGGGCGTGACGGCGCCGTCACTCTCGTTCTTTTCGAGGTAGAGGTTGTCGCAGATCGCCCGCGCCTGGTAGGCCTCGGAGGGGTACGCCTCGCCGAGAAAGGGATAGCGCGGCATTACGACCAGCCCCCCGTCAGGAAGTTGTACGAGAGCCCGCCGTGCGACCCGCTGGGGATCCCACGGTCGCGCGTGTGGAGTTTCGGGGTGGGCTGCCGGTTGTTGCGGCCGATGCGCTCCCGCGCCTGCGCCGCGCGCTGCTCGATCTTCGACGCGAGGGTGATGCCGAGCGGCGCCGCGATCGCTTCGGCCACGGTCAACGTGACGGCGTTCAGATAGCCCGGCGGCAGCGTGAAGGTCGTCGCCAGCGTGATCGCGCTGAGCACCAGCCGCGTCATCAGCTCAATCGAGACAATGGCGTTCGGGACCGGGTAGAAGTACAGCGATCCATTCGGCCAGGTCGCGTCGTAGTAGCAGTCGGTCGGGATGCCCGAGGCGAGCGCGGGGACACTGCGATCGAACCACCAGGCCTTGTCCCGCCCGGTCGTGATCGGCACGCGCACGCCGCCGGCGAGGATCAGCGCCGCGCCGTCGATCGTCACCGGCCGCTGCGCGGTGACAAAGGTCCCCGTCGGCCCGATCGTCGTCGGCGTCTGCGCGGCGATCGTGCTGTAGGTCGTGAACACATCGGCGTACACGGCCTCGCGATCCGCGTTCCAATCATCAAAGAGGCCATTCAGGACCCCGAGGATGAACGCGGCGTCGCCGTCGCTGAGCGTCTCGAGCGGGTCGAGATGCCCGATCGCGATCGCCGCGGCGCGACAGACGCTCAACCCCGTCGCCGTGCCGGCGGTCGCCGGGGCGCTCAGGGCGGCGGCGACCGCGGCGGTGATCGTGAACACCTGGATCGTCGCGGGCACCGCGCCCACGCCGATGAACGTAAAGCCGATCAGCGCGCCGTCGGTCTCCGCGGCCGTCGGCGTGTAGGTGTAATAGCCGTTGCCTTCGAGCGTGCAGAGGCCGGATCCCACACTGCCGATCGCCTGGATCCCGGCGTCCAGGGTGACATACACCGTCACGGCGCCGGCGAACGCCGCGCCCGTGGTCGCGCTGACGAGCTGCGCGCCGATCTGTTGGCCGGCGGTGGCGCGGATCATGACTCGCCTCGACTGAGGAGCACGTTACTGCCGCGCGTCCAGGCGATCTGGAAGCCGCCCGGATCGGCGCCGACTTTCATCCAGTAGCGTGGGGCAAACATCGCCGCGGCAAAGTAGCGGGCCGCACCGATCATGGCGTCACCGTCACGGCCGAGCGGTTGCCGCTGGCGTCGACCGTCGCCACGACCACGTCGGCCGAATCCGCCAGGTTGCGGATCGTGACGGTCGTGGTGGCGGCCCCGGAGAGCTTCCCGGCCATCCCGGCGATCAGGACGCGCAAGGCCTGGCGCATCGTGATCGTGCCGTCGCCGATCGTGTCGTCGAGGACATCGTCGACGCCGGTCGCCGACAACCGATAGCTGCTCTTGTCGTTATTCGTGGTGACGGTCACGCCGGCCGTGACGCTGCCGACCGCCCCAGTCACCGACCCCACGGCGCCGGTGACACTGCCGACCGCGCCCGTGACCGACCCCACGGAGCCCGAGAGGTTGCCGGTGAGGTTGCCGACGATGTCCATCGTCTGATTCGGCAGATCGATATTAGTGAGGCCCGCGCCGGCGGCGCCGATGCGCGCGAAGCTGTCGCCCGTCTGCGGCGTGTTGCCCGTGTAGGTCGTGAGCGTATCCACGAGCACCACGCCATTCACTTTGTTCGCCGCCGTGACATCGAGCGTCCGGCCCGCCGTCGTCGGGACGAGCGGCAGCGCGACGGTCGTCAGCCCGTTCCAGAGCTTCGCGTTGACATCCGGCGTGCCCGCGGTGCCCGGCGTCAGCCAGGCGGTGCCGAGCAGGGATTGCACATCGACCTTGATATCCCCGCTCTCTTGCGGATAGAACACCAGCAGCGTGGACTTCGCGCCCACCGTCGTCGTCTTCACGATCACCGCCGTGCAATCCGCATTCATTTCCGTGGACGTCAGATCGAGGTAGTAGATCCCGCTCGCCGTGGCGATCTCGGTGGCTTCATTGGAACAATCCGCAAACGTGCCCTGGTCCTTGGAGACTTCGCTGTCCAACCCGGTCGCGCCGGTGACAACATCGCCGTCGGCGTCATAGATCGCGAACACCGCCCGGAAGGCCGTGTTCTTGATCGGGACGGGGCGGCTGTCGGTGGACGCCATTTACCCGACGCGCGCGATCAACAGTTCCGCGTTGTTGTTCTGGAACGTCCCCGCCATCGCGCCGCGCGTCCCGTTGACGTAGTCGTAGACGATCGACCCCTTCCCCGCTGCCAACCCGAAGAGCGCCTCCAGATCCGTGAACACCGTCCCGTCGTGGTTGTGTTCCATGATCGCTTTCACTTTGTCGAGGTGCTGGACCGCCGTCCGCACGGCACTGATCGCCGCCACCAGGTCGTTGGCATAGACGGCGGTCGTGGTGGTCCGGTCGACCTTGATGAAATCGCGTGTCGCCATTTAGGCCGCCTTCCTGTAGCCGAAGATTCGTCCCCCGCCGCGCGGCACCAGCGATCCGCCCTGATCCTGCGCCGGCACCTGGTGGCCGCGGGTCGCCATCGGCTGGCCCCCGCCCCCGCCGCCGCCCGCCGGCCCGAACGACCAGAACTGGTCGTTCATCCAATCCGCCGGATTCGACGCGTTCATCACGAGACTCTGCGATCCGGCGGGCGTGCGCGCGCCGTTGCTGTCGGCCAGGAACACGCCGCCATAGCCGCTGCTCGCCCAGCGCAGGGTCGTGCCGGCGCCAGCGGTTTCGCCCGTGCCGAATTCATCGAGGCCCACCCACGCCAGCCAGCAGTTGTCGAGCACCGTGGTCAGCGTTTCGGTCACGCTCGCCGCTTGCGCCGGCTGCCGGGATCCACTCGCATCGGGAAAGCCCGTCTGCAGCACGCCCGTATAGGAGCCCGCCAGGGCCATCGTGTCCGACGCGGCGCTCGGCGTGACGACCACCGAGTGCGAGCCCGTCGCGGGCGCGACCACGTACCACGACGTCAGCCGGTAATTCGCCGCGTTGTTGATCATGTCGGTGCCGATCTGCGTGCAGGCGACCCCGTTGTAGGTCACCGAGGTGATCGTCTGCACCGCGCCGTTGAGCACGCCGACGAAGAGGATCAGGTCCGCGCCGGTACAGACGTGACTCCACGTCTGCGACGCCGCCGTGGCCCGCCCGCCGTCGGACGCGGCATCAAAGGCAATCGCCATCAGAGCCGCGCGGTCTGGACTTGGCCCGTCGCACTCAGCGTGTTCGCGGTGGCCACGATCGCGGCTTCCGCCGCGATCAGCGCGACGACGACCGCGTCGATCTGCCCCTGGTTGTAGGACGCCGTGACGGCCGCTTGGAGCGCGATCCGCTGCGTCGTCACGAGCAGCAGGGCGGCCACCTGGGCCGTCAGCCCGTCGAGGAGCATCCCCCCGACCGCCGTCGCCGGCCGCGCCGCGACCCCGGCCTGCACCGACGCAATCTTGCCTTGGACGTCGCTCAGTGCGCTCATGAGGAGAGATACCCCTTAATGACCCAGGCCTTCGAGCCGGCGCTGGTGTTGATCCAGCACAGGTCGACGTTTTGCGGCAGCCGGATGGGATACGTGCTGTTGTCGATCACCGTGGTTTGGGTGGCCGCCGGCGTCATCGCAAACCAGATCACCGTGGTCCCCGTCCCGCACACCGTGCCCGTCCCGTACTTCAGCGTGTTGTACGAGTCGGCGGCGATCCCGGCGGCGTTCGTGACGCTGAGAATGTCGGTGATCACGAGCGCTTGTCCGACTTTGGCGGCACAGTCCCCGCCGACGGCCTGGACCGTGGTGGCGGTCGCGACCGTGACGACACAGCGGATCGGTTCGAAGCGCGGCTGCGCCTGCAGCGGGACCGTGACGAGCGCCGCGAGGGCGAGCAGCGCGAGGGCCGTGCGCCTCACGACTTGCCGCCTTTCTTCGAGGGGTGGCCGGTGACCGCGTGGGTCACCGCGTGGACCGCGTGGACCACGTCGGCGACGACGCCGGCCGGGATCGCGCGATGCGTCCGCCAGCCGTCGTGCAGCGCCACGGCTTCGGCTGCGGCATCGGGGACCGCGCAGGCTTCCGCGGTTTCGTCTTCGGCCCCGCGGTACAACATGCGGGGATAGGTCTGTTCCACCATAGCGACATCCTTCGTCGAGAAACCGGCCGCCGCCGATCGCGCCGGCGGCCGGGAGGGTGAACGAGTTACGCGACCGCCGCGGCCGTCGAGCCGAAGGCGTAGACTTCGACCGCTTCGGATCCGACGGTGTTGTTGGTGACGACAAAGCGCAACCGCTTCGCCGTGAGGGTCACCAGCGTGAGGACCGCCGCGACGGTGTGAATCGTCAGCTTCGTGACGCCGGTCCCGAGGCCGATGGTCAACGTGGTGTCGCCGTAGTTGATGACGTCGCATTCAAACGACGTCCCGACCTGGCAGCCCTGGATCGCCGCGACGATCGCGGCCGCCGTGGGCGTGGTCAGGGTCTGCGCGTCATCGCAATCGACGCGCAGGAGACCGCCGAGGAGCTCGGCGGTCGTCATCGTGATCACGCCGCCGGCCGTGGTCAACGTCTTGGTGACGGGGACCGCGGTCGGATAGCTCAGCGTGGAGAATCGGCCGTACTGGACCGAGGGCGAAAATGAGGTGAGAGGCATGATGAGGGCCCTGATTCCTTTCCTGGGTCCGGGTTAGGCGGACGCAATGACCACGGCGTCGTGATCGTTGTAGAGGTTGCCGAAGCCGTAGATGCACTCGATGCGGTTGATCCACTTGCGCTGGAAGCCGTCGAACATCCGGAGGACCGCGACGCTGATCCCCGTCTCGGGGTCGCGCGCCTGGCTACTGATCTCGACGCTCCCGCCCTGGGCGGGGTTATCGAGCGGCACCGAGCAGAGCGCGAAGGCGTTGGTGCCCAGCGCGAGCCCCATGCTGCCGGTGTGCGCGCTGGTCGGCGCGGCCGTCCCGGGCCACATGGTCAGATCCGCGCCGGCCGCGGGCAGCGCATCGACGTTCTGATACGGCGAGCCCGGCCCGTACATCGGCGGCGTGATCGTGATCGTGGCCGACGTGCCGCTGATGGTCGACGTGGTCAAGCAGCTGAACTGCTTCAGCGTGCCGGTCGAGCGATAGGTGAGCGGATTGACTTCGTTGACGCCCGCGATGTTGAACTTGTCGCCGATCTTGAAGGTGTCGCCGTTGGTGCAGGTGAGCGTGAGCGTGGACACGGGCGTCGACCCGGTCTGCGTCACCGCCGCCGTTACTTCGACCGTGCCGGCCCAGATCGCCGAGGTGTGGCGGTAGAGGGAATTGCTCTGATAGGTGTCGAAGCCGTTGGCTTCCCCGATCAGGCCTTTCTTCCACATCCGGCTGATGTCACTCGCCGGGTTGAACTGCGACACGACCGTGGCGCGCAGCGCGCGCGTCACCGCCGGCGCCAGGAACACGCCGTGCTCGCCCGCCGGCGCCGCGATCTCCGCGAGCCGCTGCCCCGCCGCGCCGTAGACCGCATCGAAGGTCGTCGGGTTGGTGCCGAGAATGCCGACCACATTCGGCGTGTTCTGGTAGGCCCAGAGCGCGCAGTCGGATTCGATCTTGTTGCGAATGGTGGTCATCGCCGGCTTGACGATGTCCTTGGCGATCTTCTCGCGGCCCCGGTCCATCTTCAGGGCCTTCTCGATCGAATCCCACTCGAAGTGCGCCTTCGCGACCTTGTCGATCGTGATGTCCGCGTGCCGATCGACGATCGGCTGCGGCGTGTAGCCCAACGTGTTGTCGTTGTCGGGCACGAACTGCTTCGGGAACGGGACGTGGACGGTCGCGCCGATCGGGTACGCTTTCTTGAATTCCGAGTTGTAGTCGGTGTTGAAGAACGGCGCGATCTCCAGGGGGTTCAGGAGTTGCCGGAGCGACTCCATCGCGAACCAGTCGGAGAATTCAAAACTGTTGCTAGGCATGATGGGGTTACCGTCGGGCGGCTGCTTCGCGGGCGTTCATCGTCCGGATGTAGGCGCCGACATCGCGCCGCGCCCCGGCCCGCTCGACGTCGTCGGCCGGTTCCGCCGGCCGCGATCCGAGGGTGACGGGGGGTGCGGGCGCGCGGGTGACGTGTTGCGGGGTGGACGCGGCCGTGGTGGCCGCAGCGGAGGCGGGCGCGGCCGCCTCGAGGCGCGCCTCGAGCTTGCCGAGGGCCTTGAGCAGCGGGCCCGGCGCGAGCGCGAGGAGCGCGCGGTATTCGTCGAGATGCGTGTTGAGGTGGTAGGCAATCTCGGGCGCGAGCTCGGAATGCAGGACCGCCTCCGCGAGGAGCGGCGTCGGCATCACCGCAGTCTGCTGGGTGATGACGTCGAGGTAGTCGGGATGCGCGGCGGCGAAGGCCTCGACGCGGGTGTCATGGGCTTTCGCGACGTCGGAGAGCTGCTGCCGGCCCTGCTGCTGCGCGCGCTCGGCCCGATCGGCCTGCTGCGCGAGACGAATGCGGTAGTCGGCGCGGGCGTCGACAAAGTCCCGATAGCTCGCGAAGTCTTCCTCTTGTGGGGCGTCACCATCGGCGCGCGAGGCGGGCGCGGACGGCGGAGCGACGGGCGGCACTTCAGCGGCGGCCGCGGACCGAGACGAGAGCGAGTCGCGCAGGGACTTCAGTTCCCCTTCGAGGCGGTATTTGTCGCGCGCCAGATCGTTGATGCGCTGTTGGGCGGTCTGCTTCTGGCGATTGAGGGCTTTGCCGGCGGCCGACGCCGCGGGATCGACGGCGACGGGCGCCGCACTCGACGCGGGCGGCTCCGCGCTGTGATCCTCGACCACGTCGCCGCCGTCGCCGTCGCCGTGCGCCGAGACGGGCGCCTCCGTGCCAGGCACGGTCCCGCTCTGCCGCCATTCCGCCGTCTCGGCCGGCGACATGCGCGCCAGGCGATCGGACGGGGTGACGGGCGCGCTGTCGGTGGACGGCGCGGACTCGGGGGCGGCGATCGGGGCGGTCGTCTGGTCGTCCATAACACTCCGGGAAAAGTGGGACACACGACAAAAGGGACGGCGATCCGCGCGGTCAGGCGCGAGTCGCACGTCCCTTTGTCGTGCGGTCCCTTTGGCGTGAGGTGCGGCTAAGGATGGGCCGGCGTCGGCGACGGAGCTACCGTCGCCCAAGCACTCACGGACAAATTGGTTGACGGTCAGTTCATCGTGTGCGGCGTCTCCACGTCGACGGTGAAGCGAAACTCGCTGCACGCGTCGGTAAATTCGTCGACCGTGCCGTCCTCGTTCAGCGGTTGCAGCACGATCTCGTGCGACTCTTCGAACGCCGTCACGCGCCAGCGTTTGAGCGGCTTCCCCGGCACGATCAGCCCGCCGGTCACGCCGCGCAGCGTCAGCACGTCGCCGATCGAGAGCCGCGCCGGCCTCACGCGGCCTCCAGGAGCAGCCAGATCAGGTCGTCGTCCTCGATGTTCTGCACGCCGGCGGCGATCGGCGATCCGACCGCGCTCCAGAGTGTGACGCCGGCCGGCTGCGCGATGGCGCCCCCGTGCCCGTGCCCGAGCCCCACGTCGGCCCGCGTCGCGACGCCGATCGGTCGCGCCGTCGCGTCGACCCGGCGCCGTCGGCTCGTGCCCCACCAATAGCCCGCGGCCGCCGTCTGATCCGCCGTCCCCGTCGCGGTCACGTCGCCGATCGACGCGATCGCCGCCACGCCGGCGGGATTCGCCGTCGCGTCCACACTGCCGCCGCCCGCGTCGCCCGTCGCGATCGGATCGCCGACCGCCGCCAGACTCGCGACGCCCGCGGGACTCGCCCACGCGTCGCCGGTCGCCGCGGCCGTGCCGATCGCACTGAGGACGCTGACGCCCCCCGGACTCGCGACCGCGTCGCCCGTGCCCGTCGCACTCCCGATCGCGCTGGTCGCGCTGACGCCGCTCACACTCGCGATCGCCGCCCCCGTGGCGACGGCCGTGCCGATCGCGCTCGTGCTGCTCACGCCCGCCGGACTCGCCACCGCGGCGCCCGTCGCGACCGCCGTGCCGATCGCGCTCAGCGTGCCGACGCCCGCGGGACTGGCGAGCGCGTCGCCCGTCGCGAGCGCCGCGCCGATCGCCGCCGTGACACTCACGCCCGCCGGGAGCGCCGTCGCGTCGCCGCTGCTACTCCGGAGGACCGTCGGGTCCGACAGCGTGATGTCGGTCGGCGTCAGCGCGCCCGGGTAGAGAAAGAGATCCGCCATCAGAGGCCGACCAGCGTGTTGACCGTCACGCCCGCCACGTCCGGCGCCCCGGCTTTGTAGGCGACCAGGTAGTAGGCGTTCGGGGGTTGCCCGGCCGTGCGAAATTCAAAGAGGCCGCTCGCGTCCGACGTCGTCGTATCGAGCCGCACATCGTCACTCGTCCGGAACCAATCGACCGTGCAACTCCCGAGCGCCGCCCCCGTCGCATCTTTCGTCGTGCCCGTCAGCCGAAACTGCGTCGGCGGGATCGGTAACAGTTGATGCACCACACTCGGCGTCAGGGTCGGCGCATCCACGATCCCGAACCGGCTACTACTCACGTTCCATGGGCGGTTGACCGGCACATCGGGCGCCAGGAGCCGGCCGTACGCCCGCGGCCGTTGCTGCATGAAGGTCGGTTGCAGCAGCTTCAGCGGCCGGAGCGCGGCTTGCAGCGCCTGGACGTCCACCTGCGAGATCCGATTCAACGGGAAGAGCAAGGGGCGCGGCATGGCCTAGTTGAGGGCGATCACTTTCAGCTCTTCCACGGTGATCGTCCCGGCCGTGCCCGACTGCAGCGGTTGAATCGAGACGATATTGGCCGCCGTCAGATCGAGCGCCGCCGAGGCCGCGGCCCCGGTCGTCGGAATCATCATCGGTTGCAGCGTGCTCGCAATGACGAGCGGATCGAACCACGCGATCCCCGTCGCCTCGAGCGTGCCCGCCGAGCCGGTCGTCAAGCACCGCACGATGACTTCGACCTTCCCGCGTTTCGTTGCGTTCAAACAGGCGACCGGCGTCCCGGCCGCGCAGATCAGCGTCCCGTTCGCGTCGGCGCCCGTACCCCAGTGGACGTTGAATGAGAAATTCCCCGGCGTCGCCGGCAGCGTCAGCAGAAACGCGACTTCGATCTTGAGCGCCTTGCCGGGCCGGTTGAAATACTGGCCGCCCAGCACCGGAAAATTCGCCGCGGCGTACATCGCTTTGGCCGTCGTCGTCATCGTGATCGGCCCGAGGTTCGCCACCAGATGCGGTTCGCGCGTGTCGAGATAAAAGAGGCCGTCAGCCATTACCCGATCCTCACCAGGCCCGCCGCGGCCGTGGCCGCCGGCAAGGCGACGGTAAACGTCCCCGCGGTCGAGGTGATGTCCCCGCCGAAGTCCAGCACCGCGACCGCCTTGTTACTGCGCGTGCTGTTGTAGATGAGCGCGCCGCGCGCCGTGATCGTCGCCGCGGTCGCGACCGGGTCCGTGGTCCAGTCGAGGATCGCGGTATCGGTGTCGAGCGTCACGGTGAAGCCCGCCAGGGTGATCCCCCCGGCGCCGTAGCTGCCGCTCGCGGCGACTTCATTGGTCGCACTGTACGCGGTCGTGCTTTTCGAGAGCGTCGCCGCCGACGTGTAGAGCGCGAGCTTGTAGACGTCGCCCGCGACATGCGGCGTCATCGCGAGCAGCTCTTGCTTGAACGAATTGCAGACAGCCGCGGTGATCGCCATTACGCGGGCGCTCCGTCCGTCGGGGCCACGTCGGCGGCGGGATCCGGCGGCCCGTCCGTCACGTCTTCGATATGCGCGCCCACGACCGCGCCATCCGGGCCGCGCTGCATCGTCATCTTGCGCGTGGTGCGCGGGGCGGCTTTCGCCTCGGCGCTGATCTGCGCGAGTTGCACCGCCGACGCGTGGCTAGCCTGCCGCGCGAGCGCGTTCTCGGCGCTGTCGATTTCCGCCTGCATCTGGAGGCCGCGCAGCTTCATTTCCTCGAGGCGGAGTTTGGTTTCCTGATCCATCGCGGCGATCTGGAGCTTCACCTCGCCGTCGTGCGCGATCTTTTCGCGCTCGAGGTCGGCCTGCTGCGCGGCGATCTGCGCGGCGGCCTGCTGCGCGGCGGCGGCGAGCTGGACCTTCGTCTGCTGCTCGAGCTGCGCGATCGCTTGGGCGGCCTGCTGCTTGGCCTGGTCGGTCTGGACCTGGCTCTGCAGCTGCTGAATGACCTGCTGCGCCTGCTGGAGCTGCTCGCCCTGCTGCGCCGCCTGCTGCGCGAGCTGCTGCGGATCGGGGCCTTCGCCCTCTTTCGGTTTCTTGAACTGTTGCGGGGTCAGCCGCTCCGCAATTTCGTCGAGCATCGGGCCGCCGCCTTTGAGTTTCACGGCGAGATCCGCGATCAGCGGCGCGAAGGGTGACTGCATCAGCACATCGGCAAACGCGGACTCCGCTTCGCGCTCGCTCTCGTAGGCCGGGCCGGTCGAGACGGTGACGGAGTGATCGCCCTTGGTCGAGACCGAGTCGGGATCGGTCGGGTCGTTGACGCGCTGCCGGCTGGCGGTGTCATTGGGTTGCCGCACGCCGACGTCCCGGGCGGTGTCGATCACCTTGTCGATCAGGTCCTCGACGATCACGCCCACGAAGCGGATCATGTCGTCGTAGTGGTCATTGAAGTGAAACGAGCCCATCTGCGAGGTGTCGGCGATCTGCTGGAGCGCGACGCCGGACTTTTCGTTGCGGCGCTGCGCGCTGGAGGGCAGCGGGCTCGAGCCCATCGCGGACTGGATGCCCCGCCGCGCCGACTCGGCGCCCAGCTCGAGCGCCTGGATCTGCGGCTCGTAGGGTTGCCGCTGCGGGAGCGGGAGCAGCGTGCCGGGCAAGGTGTCGAGCGTGGCCTTGGCAAAGAGCACGGCGACCGGCTCGTGCAGCGACTTCTGGACTTCGACCAGCTGATCGGGGGAGAACTGCCCCTCGTACGCCATGTACGGGGTCTTCGGCGTCATCCCCACCAGCTCCGCTTCGCAGGTCCGGTAGTAGCAGAAGAGCATGTACGGATCGCGCGCCAGCCGCGTCATCGAGAGGATCACGCGCTTCCCCTCGACGTAGAGGACCATGCCGTAACAGCTGGCGATGGGGATGTACTTCCCCGGCCACTCGGTCGTCTTGAGGATCTCGATCCCGTTGGTGAGGTACTGGTAGACCGTCGGATAGTCGACGTCGCGGTCCTTCACAATCGACGCGCCGGCCGGCATCGTCGCCAGGTCGAGCTCGTCCTCGAAGGCTTCGATCGGCTTGGGCGCGGGCGGCGGCGGCTGGCCGAGGACCGTGGGCAGCGCCGGCGGCTGAATCAGGAGCAGCTTCCGCTTTTTCGTTTTGATCGTCCAGTATTCGGCGATCAGGACGCGGTGCTCTTTGACCCACTGCGGAAAGTCGACCATTAGGCTGGCGAAATCGGTGAGCTTCGCCTTGGGGTACTCGCGCTTGAATTCTTCATGGCTGCGCGATTCGATCACGAAGCAGTATTTCTGGTCGCTCGAATCCGAGCGGCGCGCGTCCGGGTCCGGGTACACCATGTCGGGGTTCACGAGCGGCTGCAGCGCGATCTGCAGATTGAAGCTCCGGTCGGATTCGTACTCGGTCGTCACGCGGCAGAACCCGTAGCTGCGGTGGATCGCGTCCTGAAAGGCGGTCGTGTAGACGACCTGGGCGTGGCTGCGGTACTCGACTTCGCGGGTGTGGTCGGTGTAGAACTGCGCGCTTTGTTCCGTGGCGCCGTTGCCCGTCGCGGAGAACTTGATCGCGCGCTTATTGGCGCGGACGCCGTTGATGACCTGGTTGAAGTGCTGGCCGAGCTCGTCCTGGGTCAGACAGGGCCGGCCGGCGGCTTCGCGGCTCTTGCGTTCCTGGGGATCCCACGGGTCGCCGGCGACGTAGCGCATATCGGTCGCCGCTTCGGCGCGGATGTCCGCCCATTCATCGGTGGCGTACTCGAAGCGATCGCGGAGTTCCTCGAGCAGGGCTTCGTCGTCGTCGGAGTTGTCGCGATGCGTGGGCTTTGTGGGCGACGTCGCCATCAGGCGCCCGTACTCTCAGCGGGTGGATCCGGGGTGGGTTCCGGCTGGTGCGTGAGCGCGCGCAAGGTCGTGCCGTGCAGTTGCAGATGCGCGTCGACGATCGGGTGCCACTCGGCCAGGAACCGGCCCATGTGATCGAGGACCACCTCGAGACTGGCGACGCGCGCCTCGAGCTGGGCCGTTTTCGTGCGATGCGCCTGCTGCTCGGCGGGATTCATGCGTCCCGCGAGGGTGACAGGGATCGGCGATCGACCGTGAGACCGGGGTGGACCGAGGTGTCGTCAGATCGACCGGGTTGTCGTCTGTATTTTCGCGATCGCGGCGGCGGAGACGCGCCATTGGCCGCCGGGGTAGCGCGTGGCGGGGATCGTGCCGGCATGGATGTAACGCAGGATCGTGCGGCGGCAGACCCCCAGGCGATAGGCCGCGATCGACGTGGTCAGCAAGTACTCGGGCGGCGGACGGGGGGCGAGGGCCACTAGCCCCACTTCCCCTTGGGCACATACGGGGCCGCCGGGGCCTGTTTGATCGCGACGGCCTGCGCAAAGGTCAACACGAACGCGTCGGCATCGTCGGGCGAGGCCTCGCCGCGTGACTGCAGATCCGCTTTTGATTCGATGACGAGTTGGTTGCGGGCGTTCAGGTGCGAGCCGGGCACGCAGAGCTGGTCACACAACGTATCCTCGTCCGGCAGCGACCCGAGCAACAGCCAGTCCTTCGCTTTCGCGTACATGAAGGCGCGGTGATTGGCCTGGTGCGGATCGGGACTGTCGCCGCCGAAGTTGATCTCATAGACGTTCGTGTGGCCGAGCGCCCGCAACCGCACGACGATCGCCGCGCCGTACGCCGAGTCGACGAACAGCGCCGCGATCTGGTGCCCCGGCCGCCGATCGCTCAAGAGCTCGGAGCACTTGGCGACGCGGGCGTTGCGGTCGGGGTCCTTCTCGCCGGCCAGGCGCCACGGGGGCAGCACCTCCCCATTGAGCCCTTGCCGGAAGCGAAGGACATTCCAGGCCTTCCCGCCCCCGGACACATCGAAGCCCGCGATGATCGGATCATCGGGCAGGGGCACCATCGTCCGGGACCGGGCTAGGGTCACGCGGGCGCGGTCGATGTACTGCAGTTCCGAGGCGGATGGCGGGAATCCGAGGATCCGGACCTTCACGTAGTCGCTGTCGATCCCGTAGTCGAGAATCTGCTGGGCGATCCGCTGCTGGTTCGGGAACCGCGACGTCCGGCTGTCCACGCGGCGGTGATTCCAGCGCGCGGTCTGGCTGCCGAAACACACCTTGTAGAATTCGCCGCTGTTGCGGACCATCTGGCCGAGCGCGAACATCATCGGCTCCCCGTCGAGCAAGCCGTTGTACGCGACCTCCCAGATTTTGTCGGGGACCTCCGAGGCTTCGTCGAACCAGTACCACGACGTCGACCGCTTGGCGTGCTGACCGGCAAAGCTCTGCGCGTTCTGTTCCTTGCAGCTTTGCATCTGCACTTTCCACGTCGCCGGGTAGGCCTTGCTGTAGATCCCGCCTTCCAGGACGTCGAACCAGGGCGCCGTCAGACAGAGGCCGGTCCAGAACTGCACCGCGGGCCAGGTGCGCGATTCGAGCTGGAGATAACTGCCGGCGGTGATCGTGCCGTCGGAGTGCGGGCGCGTCGAGAGAATGAAATCGGTGACCCAGCCGCACATCGCGGTTTTCCCGGTGTCGTGGCCGGACGTCTCGCTCATCTGGATCGGCATCACGGGATCGGAACCGTTGAACCGGCGGGCCTTGATCTCGTCGCCGAGGGCGCTCAAAAATTCGCGTTGATTGTCGTCGGGGCCGGGCTCCTCGGCGAGTTCCGTGTTGGGCTCGCCCCAGGGATACGCGCCGAGCACGAAGCGCAGCGGATCGTCGTAGCAGCTCGCGACGAAGTCGTCGATTTCAGCTTCCACGTTGGCGGCCGTCAGATCCTCGGTCACTTCTTTGCCAGCCGCTTGCGCGCGGCGACCAGGCGGGCCACGCGCCCGCTGGCGTCGACCACTTCGACCCGCTCCACCAGCAGCCGGAAGTGTTTCGCGAGGATCTCGAGCGCGTGCACCTTATCCCACAGCCGGAACTTGTGCACGGTGTCCGTCACGCCGTCGCCCGCTTTCGCGTTCTTGATCAGGACCTCGAAGCCGGCAAGGCACGCGCCTTCGTCGACGGTCAGATCCTTCGGGTGCTTGGCGTCGCCGTCCGCCTTCCAGTAGTCGCGGCCGTTGACGAAGGCGACGCGCGCGAGCTCCTGGAGCACGCGGGCGGCGGTCAGCTCGGCGCGATCGAGCTGCTTGGCTTTGCCCGCCATCACGGCTTTGCGGACTGAAGGATGCTGCAGGAGCTGGTAGCCGAGTTGCTGCGCGGTTTTTCGGGAATAGCCGGCGCGGATCGCCGCGTGGGTGGCGTCCAGATCGATCAGGTACTCGGCGACGAAGCGGGCTTGTTTCGGGGTCAGGAATTCGAACCTTTAGAAGAAGAAGAGTTGACGCGATCGTCACCGCTCGGGTGATTCACAGAGGGTGCCCTCGCATCGGCGACGTCGGTGATCCGCGCATCCTCTAGGGCGAGTTCCCGTGCGGCGATCGCGCGCACGCGGGCATACCGCTCGACGGCGTCCCATTCGTTGTCTTCCTCGCCGAAGGTCGCGATGGTCTGTAACGCGGCGCGGGCGTGGTCGAGGTGTTCACATAACTTGGCGACCGCGCGCATCTCGGCGTCCGTCATGGCGTGCCCCGCCGGATCGCGCCCGGCTGTTGGTCGTCTTCGATCAGGTCCGCCCGCTCATCATCGAGCTCGATCCCGTCGACATGCGCGCGGACAGGCGGGTGCCCGATCCGACCGGCGACGGTCGACGGCGGCGACGGCATTCCTGGATCTCCCTGGTAAGGCTTGGCGCGGGCGATCGGCGAGAGCTTGAGTCTGCGCGGCAGGGACGCGCACGGCCTAGGGATTAGTGGGTGTGCGGACGAGTGCGGCGGCGGGCGACGGGCGCCGCGGGCGTATCCTGAAGAACCGCCGTGCAGTCTACGCCCAATCAGATCGTGCCGGAAGCCTGGAGTGTCCAGCAGGTCGCCGATCGCCTGCACGTCAGCGAGGACACGGTCCGCCGGTTGATCGCGGCGCACGCCTTTCCGGGCGCCTTTCGCTTGGGGCGCAAACTGATTCGGATTCCGGTCACGGATCTGGCCGCCTATCAAGCACGCAAGCGCCTGCGCGCGCAGATCGCCGAGCGCGAGGCCGATCTCGACATCGAGCTCAGCCGGCCGATCGGCGATCCCGAGCGCCCGGACCGGCGCGACGTCAGCCGCCGGCCGTTCGAGACGAGGTCCGCGTGATGAAGCTGACCGGACGCCTCGACAACGTGACGCGGGACCAGGTGCACCTGGTCATCATGCGGCTGCTGGCCGCCTTCTTCTATCCGCCGGCGACGCGCACCCCGACGCGGCGGCGGACCCGCGCGAGACAGACACGCCGATGAGCACCGGCACCTTTGCGAATCACCCGCGCCTGAAGAAAGACTTGCCGCGCCTGGTCAAGGCCCAGCAAGCGGCGGCCGCCAAGATCGCCGTCGATCCCGCCGACGTGAAGGCCGAAAAGGCGCTGCGCGGCGAGATCGACGCCTTACTGATCGCCGACGACTTCGCCAACGGCGACACTGTCACCTGCAACGGCTGCGTGGTGACGCATGTCGAACGCGCCGGGTCCTCGCGGCTCGATCCCGAGCTCGTGCACGCGTACTTGCTGGCGCGCGAGAGCGCGGCCGCCGCCGACGCCTTGATCACGACCTGGACGATCACCGGCGCCGAGGCCGTCTACTGCACCGTGAAAGCCGAGCGAGGCGCGGCGTGAGATCGCGCCCCTATCCCCGCGCCGTCGATCGGATCCCCTACTCCGCGATGCTCGAGACGCGCGACGAGATCCAGGCGCCGCGCGTGTCCCGCTACCGCTTTCCGCTGCGCACCCGCTGGTACATCGTCCAGTTCAAATCGTGGGCGACGTGGCGGGAGTGCTGGCCGAACGTCGTCTATCTGGTGCGCGGGTGAGTCGCATGAAGGCCAAGCCCAAGGCCGCACGCCGGCCGCCGTCGTCGGTCGATCAGTTCTCCCGGGTCCTCACGTCCCTCGTCACTCGCATCCGGCGCCTCGAGGCGCAAGGAGTCCTCCTCATGCCGATCCTGAAAGACGTGCAAGACAAAGTCGCGGCCCTCACCGCCGCCGTCGCCGCCAACACGCAAGTCGACAGCTCGATCGTGACGCTCCTCCAGGGGCTCACCGCGATGATCGCGGCGCTCAAACAACAGCTGGCGGATGCGATCGCGGGCGGGGCCGATCCCGCGGCGCTCCAAGCTGTGCTCGACGGCCTGACCGCCGCCGAAACGACGATCACGGCCAACACGCAGAAACTGGCGGACGCGGCGGTGCAGAACACGCCCGCGTAGTGCCATGCGCCGCGGGCTCTGCGCGCTGCTCGTCGGGCTGCTGGCGGCCGTCGCCCTCGAGGCGGCCCCGCAGACCGGGGTCCGCGCGCTCGCGAGTGTGGACGGCACCGTCACGGCGATCTGGGATCCGACCCCGGACGCGACGGGCTACCGGCTGTTCTACGGCCTGACGCCGGGCCTCGATGAAACCGCCACCGCCGTGCGCGTGGACACCACGATGACCTCGGTGCCCGTGCCGGGATTGCTGCCAGGGCGGACGTACTACTTCCACGTCCGCGCCGTGAACGCCGCCGGCGTCTCCCCGCCGTCCATTGAAGTGTCGTATGCGACGCCGCCCGCGCCCGTCGATCCGTGCGCCTTCCCGCTCGGCGCCACCAGCGTGAGTATCTTCCCCACCGGCAAGCTGAATCGGACGGGATCCGGCGGCCCGGGGTCGCGCGCCTTCATCACCTTCCAGGCGGCGAGTCCGAATAGTCCGATCACGGTGTTGTCGATTCGCGCCAACGGCGTCGATGTGCCCGACAGCGTGACAGAAGGGGTCAATCTGCGGGCGCCGGGCAGTCTCTGGTTCACGATCCCGCCGGGGGCCATGATCTACACGGTCTACGGGAAGAACGCGGCCGGGTGTGCCCGGGAGCAGCCGACGGGGTTCTCGACGGGGCCGTGACGGGTCGTCGCGCGTACTACTACTACTTCTAATAATCCCAGTCGTATGCCTGAACGCCTCACCGGCACCGTGACCCGCCTCCTCGCCGACAAAGGCTTCGGGTTCATCGAAGCCCCGGACGGATCGGAGTACTTCTTTCACCGATCGGCGGCGCCGGCGTTTGCGTTGTTACATGCCGATGCGCTGGTGAGCTTCGATCCGACGATGGGGCCGAAAGGTCCGCGGGCGGAAGACGTCCGGTTGGAGTTGCCGGGGATCGCGTGATCGCGAAGTGCCGCATGGTCAAAGCGGAATACCGACGATCAGAAGACTCTCCCGCGCTCCGACCTCCCACGCAGACCGGAGCTGAAGGCCACGCAGCGGCGTTCTTCGTGGTCCCGACATCTCGTGACTCCCCGACGACGGACGCCCGCGACGCGGCGCGCCTGGTGGCGGAGGTGCAGCGGCTCTACCGGGAGCTGATCGCGCTGCCCTGCCAGGACCAGCCCGAACACGGCGGCGGTGGGCGGGCGGGGCGCACGGGGCGCGGCAGTCTGGCCTACCAGGCCCTGGAAACCCAGATCCGGCACGTCGCCGCGCGCCACTGGCAGATCACCGGCGGCCACACCATCACCCACAGCCCGAAGTCGACGGTGGCGCCCTCCACGGCGGGGATCCCGCAGCCGCGCCGGTTCGTCGTCCGGTCCGGGCGCAAGCTCAGAACACCCCAGCTGGCCGCTGCGGGGTCTCCAGTCACCTGATCACGTGCGGGATGACCCTGCGCGTCACCACGTCGTCGGGCGTTCCCTAGAGCTCTGCGTGCGGGATGCCCCTGCGCGTAGAATCGTCGGCGTCGTCGTCGTTCGGGATCTTCTACTCAGGGGGGCGTGGGACTGACACGCCTCTCCCCGGCCTGCTGGTTCAGGCTTTGGCCGCCGTCGTATTGGCCGCCTTCCCGGTGATCGCCTTCCCCCGGCTGCGCGCCGTCGTCGGCGTGAACGGCTCGAGCCGCCGCCCCAGGACCGACCCGGTCGAGATCCAGGCCGTCTCCCCCGTCGCAATCTCCGTACAGAGCGTCACCGGACTGAAGCCGGCCATGTTCCCTTCCCCTTGGATGTAGACCGGGTGGCCGTCCACGTCCCCGTAGCGGGGCGTGGTGTACAGGGCCGGTTGGCCGGTCAGACTCCCGATCGGGAGATCGGGGTTGCTCGAGGCGGCGGCATTCGCGGCGACGAGCTGCTTTTTGGCGAGGGCTAACAACATACAGACGCCTTTCTGTCCCGCGGGATGCGGGACTGAGGCGGAGTCTACACCTCTAGGGAGGGGATCGCGGCCCCGCCTCCCTCTCCTAATGGTTGTTGGGGATCAGTCATGACGAAGAAAATCCCTTCCCGCGTATTGGACTAGTCCGCTAACCCGGCGTTGGAGACCACGCAGCGGACCATTCGGATGTACTCGTCATGCGCGCCGCTTCAACCCTTTGGAGGATTTGCCCACGCGTCGCTGCTCAAGCCGTCTGCCGTCCAGTAGCCGAGTAAGCCCACCACGAGGTTTTGCAGCAACGCATCCGGATCGAGGTCGGGTTCTTTCCCGCACATCGTGGAGGCGCGGAACGCGTACTTCCCCGCCTCCCGAATAATCTCGGCGAGTTCCGCCCGCGAGACACGGCGGGTGCGATCGGGATAGCCGGCATTCGGAAACACCGCGATCACCGCGTGCTCGTCCGATCCGATGCGGAACGGCATCGGCGGCGGCGCACAGAAGCCGTCCGCGTCCCGCTCATACGACCAATGGTTTTTAGGCAGCGGCATCGACATCGTCGCGAAGCCGGAGCCGTCCGGTAAGAGCGCACATTCGTCTATCGTGCCGCCGACACTCGCGGCGAGTTCCCGAATCAGGTCGGGCGGGTCGATGGGTTTCGGATACTCGTCGCTCATTCGTTCGTCTCCCTTTTCGTTCCGGCGCGCTCTGTTCGCACGACCCTGATCCCCGTTGCGAGGTCAGACGTCCCGAATCAGCTTGCGAGGTCGAGATCGCGTCACGGCTTCGTCTCCTGCTTTACAGTTCGACCCGCCTCGGTCACCCCGTCAGCCTCCCGCGTCAACCCTTTGAAAACGTGAACCACTCGACCTTGCCGCGCTTCACATCGTCCCGGCCGTCGCACGGATGCGCCTCGCACCAATCCGGCGACGACAGGCACACCCAATGTCCCCCTTCGCCGCGACACCACTCGCAGTCCCAGCCGTCGCCTTCGTCGGCCTGCCAATCGTCATCTTCGATCCAGCCTTCGCCGCCGCAGTTGTCGCAATCCTCGAACGACATCGACGACCCGCACCGCGCACACTGACAGTCCCATTCGCGGCCATCGCGCGGACACTTCCCAATGACGCGCGTAATCGTCGGTTCGGGCGCACGCTCAGACTGGCCTGATGGCGGATGCGAGTTAACTGACCTTGCGCGCAATCGTCGCGATGCACTCGTCCCAGTCGTCGTGCGGCGGATCGTGCGGACAGTAGCCGATCCGACGCAGGATGGTTTCCGCGTCCGCGATCGCCCGGCGACTGAGGCGGGACGCGGGTTGCGCCACCCACGCCTGAAACTTCCCCTTCCAGTAGGTATAGAGGTTGCCGATGGACTCCGTGGCCGGGAGCTGCGCCTGGTCGGCGGCGTAGAAGGCGATCAGCCGGCCGGCTTTCTCGGCGCGCGTTTCCCCGGGCACGGTCCCCAGCTGATCGAGCAATTCGAAATGGAGATCCCGCGGCACATGGGCGCGCCCCTCGCACCAGGCGTGCCGGTAGGGATGCTCGCACCGCGGCGGCGCCGGTTGGCCGAGTAGTGGCAGGTCCGCCTCGCGCGCGCGCGTAGTGTGAGTGTGTACGTTAGATCCGGTACCCAGAATTGGAGGCTCAATTTGAGCCTCTAACCCCCCCCTTTGAGGCTCATTATGAGCCTCTACCTTTCCTTGAGGCTCAGAATGAGCCTCTAACTCGGACAGGTCGAGGACGGTGCTGAGGCTCACTTGCTGCTCCTTCGGCGGCGACGCCGCCAGTAAGTCGACCTGGATGTCATACCCGGTCGCCTGCCGATGCCCGCGGACGCACACGACGATGAGTGGCCCGCCCGATCGCTGGGGATCGCGCAGATCCGCTAAGGTTCGCGTCACCGTCGCGCGCGAGACCTTCGCCAGCGCGGCGAGCGTGGCCGTGTACGCCCGACAGTGCCGGCCCGTCTTCCACTCCCCGCGCGACCAGAGGGCGCTCAGCACTTTGGCTTCCGTCGCCGTCAGCTGGCCGGCCGCGTTCGACCAGGTGATGCGCTCCGCGATCGTGCCGTGATACGCGGTCACGGCTCGGCGACGCGACGCAGCGTTCGAAACCACACCGACAGCGGCTTGATTCTCGGTTTATCGTTCGGGCATCCTGAAGGCAGCACGGTCGTCTTTCTGGCCCAGCAGAGTTTCTCTTTGATGGCCCGGACGAACTTGCGCGCATCGGCTGCGCGAAATTCCGGCACCGTCTCGGGACCGTCCGGACCATCGACCCAACCGACGAACCACGGCACGGGATAGCCGCGCGCATCAACCGGCAGCTTCGCGATGCGCGGCGGCAAGAGGCCGAGTTCAGGCCGCACGTGGGTTGTCAGCATGACTGTCCTCCGTTCCTGCGCGAACTTCCGAACTCTCCCCGTCTGCGATGCGAGGCCTTCAACTCCGCGTCACCCACCCTCGCCACGATCGCGCCTCAGCATCTTCGTCGTGCTTACTTCCATTGCCGATCGTCGCCGTCCTTGCTGTAGTCGTGACTGGCGCGCCACGCCTCGCTCAGCGGCGTCTCGACTTTCCGCCACCCCACCCACCAGAGGATCCAGCGCCACACCACCAGCACCGCGAGCACGCCGACCACAATCCCGATCGTCACCCCATTGTCAGCGCTCATCCTGTTGCATCGAGGGCAACGGCGGATCCCCCCCCACGGTAATCACCCGCACCGCCACCTGCGTCGTCAGGACCTGGACGGCGATCGTCAATTCGGTGACGGCCTGGTGCAGATCTTCCGTGGCCTGGATGAGGTGGCGCAGCAGCTCGGCGTCAGGGGTGGTCATGGGGCAATTCCTGCGATCCGCCAGACTGAAGGATCCTGAAGGTCCTGCGTCAGCGCGTCGAGCGCCTGGATCTGGCCGACGATCCAGCGGGCCTCGGGGGCGCCGATCGCCTGTCGGCCCCGGGGCGTGATCGAAAAGCGCGGCATCGGATCATCCTCGGCCCACTCGACGGCCGCTAACCCGTCGCGCAACAAGCGGTTCAAGTCCGCCAACAGGTCGGTCCCCGCGTCCGATCCGCTAGTTAACATAAGATTCGTTATCATCGGACGCGCCGCCGATTGTCGGCCCGATTCGCCGCGGTTTCGCTTTGCGATCGCAAACCGTACACGGGGGGGCGAAAGCGGGTCGCCTGGCCCCGTCGCCGGTACAGCCCAAAGAGCGCCAGTTGCCGGGGCTGGCTCCGCGCCTTCAGCATCCGGGGCTTCACCAGCGTCAGGACGGCCTTCGCGCGCACCGCGGCGAGCTCGAGGACGTCGTCCTGCCGGAACAGGTACGCGCCCCGCAGCGTCCGCTCGGCGACGAGCGTGCCCGCGCGCACGAGGTTCCGGACGGCCTGCCCGGTGAGGTGCAGCACGCGTCGGGCGTCGGTCGTCGTGAGCTTGGGGGGATCCGCACTGCGCGGCCAGGAGAACGCCTCTGGTAGACTCTGGTTTTGCATGGCCGACCGGCCCCTTGTCTCCGGTCGCGTCGTGTTGGAAGCCGCGGCGGCCTGCTGACCCCTCGCTGCCGCGGTCCTTCCGTCAGGTCATCGTTCGTGGTCGTGGTGCCGCAACATCGCCCCCGCCAGCACCATCAACCCGAGAATGGGAATCGCCAGGACCACCAGAATCAGGATCCCCACGCCGATCGTCTGGAACGCGGTGACGGCGGCGTGCATGGGCCCTACCCCGCGACTTTCAAGCCCCGCGACGCCGACCGCCCGCGAATCACGCGCGCCACGGACTCCCCGGTAAAGCGGCGCTTGCGATCGAACCGGTCTAACTCCACGAGCGCGAGGACGCGGCGGGCCATCAGGTAATTGAATTGGCGCTCCGAAATCCGGAGCAGCCGGCAGACGTCCGCGATCAGACAGACCTGCGGGATCGGCTCGAACTGCAGCGCGCGATCCGACACGGGATCACTCATGCCGTCCGTCCTTCGAACGCCGCGGCACACGCCGTGCACAGCGAGTGACTCACAACCGATTCGCGGCTCAATTCGACGAGACGCGCGCGCGGGACGCACCAGGCGCAGACCTTTATCAGCCCGGGTGGATCGATCACGGTTTTGGTCGGGGTGCGGTCGCTCATGACGCGATGGCTTCGGACGCCGGGAAAATCTGCGCGACCTTCCGCTTCAGGATCCGGGCGAGGGCCTTCCGTTCGGCGTCGCTCGGTTCGCGATGCCCGTTGACGATGAAGCTCAATTTGGTGTCGTGCATGTCGATGGCCTTCGCGACCTCGACCTGCGACAAGCCGCTTTGGAGGATCGCGATTTTGAGCGCGAGGTTTTTAGGCATGCGTTTCTGGGGAGAAACATATAGTGATGAACATCATCTGTCAAGAAGTTCATTCACTATCTGATGAATGCGAGAAAGCGGTCCGGATTTCTCACGCGGCGGCGCGGTCCCGTTGCTACCGTCGTGCGCGGTGGACACGAATGAGTCGCTCCGGCAACGCGCGTTGCGCCTGGTCACGTTGGGTTTCAGTCACAAAGTCCTGGCGGGCAAAATGGACATGGCGCCGAGCACCTTTAGTAAGTGGCTGAATCAGAAAGCGGGGATTGGCCCGGCCTCCGTCACCGCGCTCGACGGCTTCAACGCGTACGTCCAGTACCTCCGCGAGGAGATCGCCGAGATCCAACGCCCGAGCGACGGCCATCCCCTTGCAGTTTCCGTAGCGCCGCATGCCGAAGCTGATCCCGTTTCCGGCGCGTCGCGTGCGGTTAGTCGCCGTACGGCTCTTGATCTGCTCCGCCTCGCGGACCAGTCTCAGCGCGCCGGCCGTGTGGACCAACCGGCGACATCCGCCGGAACCGCTCGGGAACATGCTGCAGCGCCTCGCGCTCCAAAATCCCGCCGCCGTGGTCCTCCTGGAAAGCGTCGTCGCTGACATGCTCGCGCTGATTGAGCAGGGATCACAGTTCTGACCTGACACTCTTTCGCGCGCTGACACTTCGTGGCTGACAGAAAACGGCAGTTCGGCATCGTCCGCACGTCTCGCGACGGGACCTGGGTCGGCTATCGGGCCTTCGTCCGGATCGCGCCCGGCCCGGGTGGCCTCAAGAGCAAACGCTATCCCCGGACTGCCACGCTCACCGAGATGAAGGCGTGGCGCGAGTCGGTCCGCGTGAGCGCGCGCGAGCAGCCGAAGCCCGTACCCTCCGCGCGTGGCACGCTCGGCGCCGACATCGATCACTATCTGAAACTCGTCGCCACGATGCCGACCATCAAGGACCGGACGCGGGATCTGACGGCCTGGAAAGCCGTGCTCGGCATGCGCCCGCGCCCGAAGCTCACCCGCGACGATTACCGGCTCGTGCTCCAGGAGTGGAAGCTGACCGGCCGCCAGGGGAAACCGTTAGCGGCGTCGACCGTCAATCATCGCCGGACCGCGATGATGCACCTGTACACGACGCTCGACGGCAAGGGCGCGCCGAACCCGTGGCGCGAGATCAAACCATTCGTCGAGCCGCCCGCCGAACCGCGGGACCTCGGGATTGAGACCGCCCGCGCGATTCTCGCGGCGCTAAAGGTGTCGAAGACGCGGGCGCGGATCAACGTGCTCGCGTGGACCGGGTTGCGCGGCAATTCCGAGCTCGGGAAGATGAAACCGGAGTACGTCGACCTGGCGCACGCGGAATGCTGGGCGCCCACCGGGAAGCAAGGCCAGCCGCGGCTGATCGTGCTCAATGCCGACGGCGTCGAGGCCTGGCGCGAGTTCGCGTACCTGAACGCCTGGGGCACCTATTCGAAGGACAGCCTGCGGCGATCGTTCCACCGGGCCGTCGCGATCGTGAACGTGGAGCGCGGCAAGCGCGGCCTGGCCCCCTTGCGCCAGGTCCGCGTCTACGATCTGCGCCATACGATCGCCACCGCGTTGCGGCGCGCCGGCGCCGACCTCGCAGATATCCAAGCGCACCTCGGCCACACGTCGCCGCGGATGACGCAGCGGTACGCGCCGTTCCAATCGGACAAGTTGCGGAAGGCGATCGGGTCGCTGGGGGCAAGTTACCGGCGGTAACTTTTGAGGGTCGGTGGGTGCGGGTTCCTGCGGTTACCTGCGTCTGTCACCAACGCTGGCGATCCCGGATTCCTCTCTGAAAGTTGGCGGGGTCGACGGGACTCGAACCCGCGGCCTCCGGCGTGACAGGCCGGGTCAGAAGTCGCGATCGCGGTCCATATCTATTGACTGACATCGGCACGTGGTAACTCGCTGGTGGTAACTTACCAGCGTTACCGGCACGTCGTGTAGACCGACGTCCCCACGAGCTCGGAGGTACACCGCACGGGCGGCCGCGGCAGGACCGGCGGCGCGTCGGGCGTCACCACGGTGACCGCCACGGGCGGGCGGATCGCACTCAGGGCCGCGATGGCCGTCCGTTCGGACGCGTCTTTGTGACGTTGCGTGATCGCGCGTTCGGCCTGATCGAATCGCGCGAGGTCCAGCGCGTAGCGCGCATCGGTGTCCAAGCCCGGCACGCCCGACGGCCGGATGAAGGTCAGCGGCTCCTTGTGCGCGCCCGCCTTGCACACGCGCACCGTCGGGAGCGTGGCTTCGACCCCGCTCACCCAGCGCACGCGGATCGCGTGGGTGTCGACGCACGGCTGGCGCCCGAGCTCCACCTTGATCCGTTGCGGGGTGGGACCGAACGCGAGTTCGTGCGGATCGACGGGGCCGGGCGAGGTCCAGAAGATCGACGCGCCGGCCGGGTCGCTGGCGATCGTGACCCAGACATCGGCGGCGGCGACGGGCGCGGCGAGACAGAGACTGCCCGCGAGGACGAACAGCAACGGTTTCATGACGGGCTTTCAGGCTGGCCGATGGGTGGACGGACGCGGGGTGTTAGGCGCGGGCGCGGGTCGTGGGGCGTTTCGTGAGCCGGCGCGCGGCGAGGGACCGGATGGCCTCGAGCACGAACGGATCCGGCTCCGCCCGCCCCTGCTCCCAGTTCTCGACCGTGCGCCCGGATTTGTGCCAGCGCGCGCCGAAGGTGACGGTGTTTTCCTCGAGCGCCGCGCGGAGCGCGCGGACTTCGTCGGCGATCGCCATAAGAGGACCCTACGCTCTTTGCGTAGCCATGTCAATGTCGGATTCCCGACATCCCCGACGCGTGGTCTCCGGGTTCGGATGATCCTGATGGTCAGAGCGCGGGAAAGAATCTTCGTCGGCGTCGTCGTTTGTGGTTGACACGCCTACGCAACAAGCGTAGTATCTGTATATCGAAAGCGGCGCTGGCGAGTGTTACTAGCACCCACCAACGCCTAACCCGCTCACACCTGTTGCATCAGGTTGAACCGGCTGCCGGGATTATATCCGGCGCCCTTCAACCAGGAAGGGTCGCCCGATGAAGCCCGCACTGCTCGCCCCCGAACTCCTCCCCTACGCCTCCGTCGAGATCGTCCGCGTGGACGGCCGCGTCGAGCTGGTCGTGTCCGCGAAGAGCACGCCCGCGCCGATCGTCTGCGCCTACTGCCCCACCTTCGATCCGACCGTCGCGCCGGCGCCGGGGACCTCGCACGGGATCTGCCCCGCCTGCATCGTGACGTTCGAGAAAGGGGGCCGCTAATGGGCCGCCGCTTCGTCGACGCGATCTGGATTCGTCAACGCATGGCCCAGAAGGACGCGCGCGTCCAGGCCGCGGCGCGCACCCAGGCCGCACGCGCGGCGTTTCATCGGCTGCTGACGCACCCGGGCACCGCGGCGCGCCTGGACGCCCTGCTCGCCGACAACGACCGCATCGACGCGCAGCTCCGCGAAGACGATCGGCTCGACGATCTGCGCGACGGCGAGGGCTCGTGCTCAGCTAACTGCGGTTTTTGTGGAAGGTGCAGCTGATGAAAACCTCCGAATCGATCGACAAGATCGCGACCGCCCTCTCGGCCGCGCAAGGCGAGATGGACGGCGCCAAGAAAACCGCGCGCAACCCGTTTTTCGCGAGCCGCTACGCGGACCTGGCCAGCGTCAAAGAGGCGATTCAGGATCCCTTCGCGAAGCAGGGCCTGAGCTACATCCAGATCCCCACGACGGCCTTCAGCGGCACGCCCGAGGCCTACGAATGGACCGCTAAGAAATCCGGCGAGGTGCGGCACGGCGTGCGCGTCTTCACCACCGTCGCGGTCCTGACGCGGCTGATGCACACGTCGGGACAGTGGATCGAAGGCGAGCCCCTCGCGGCGCTCTTGCCGAACGGCGATCCCCAGGCCGTCGGCTCCGCGATCTCCTACCTCAAACGCTACGCGCTGCAGGCGATCGCCGGCGTGGCCTCCGAAGACGACGACGCCGAAGCCGCGCAAGGCTCCGACCGCCAGTCCGCGCCGGTGCCCTATGCCGAGCTGAAGCACCCGGACGGCTATCTCGACTGGATCGACAGCTTCCGCGCGACGGCGATGCTCGGGACCGAGGCGCTCGAGCGCGCCTGGAGCGACGCGCCGAAGGCCTTTCAACACCATCTGACCACCTACGCCGCCGAGCTGAAGGCGACGCTGAAAGCCATCGCGGCGCGGAAGGTGGCCTAGCATGGCGCTCAGCTTGGTGCCCGTCGGCCACGCGTTCACGGTGATCGACGCGCCGCAGCGATCGCCGGCGTGGGCGGCGGCGCGGCTCGGGCGGCTCACGAGCTCGCGCGCCAGTGACATGTTGGCGGTCATCAAATCGGGCGAAGCGGCCGGGCGGCGCAACCTGCGCGTGCAGCTCGCGCTTGAGCGGATCACCGGCCAGGCGCAGGCGCCCACGTTTCAATCCGCCGCGATGCTGCAGGGGATCGAGCGCGAAGCCGAAGCGGCGGGGCTCTATGAGGCCCTGACCGGCACCCTACTGCGGTCGACGGGCTTTCTGCAGCACGGCTCGCTGATGGTCGGCGCGTCCTTGGACGGCCACGTCGGCGACTTCGCCGGCGTCGTCGAACTGAAATGCCCGATCGCCGCGACGCATCTCGAATACCTGACGACCGGCCAGATCCCCGGCGACTACCGCAAACAAGTCGTGCATCAACTGTTCGTGTCGGGCGCGCGCTGGTGTGATTGGCTGTCCTACTGTCCGGAGTTTCCGATCGGGCTGCAGGTCAAACTCGTCCGCGTCGAACGGAACGATCAGGAGATCGCGAGCTACGCGTTGGCGGCGGCGTTGTTTCTGAAAGAGGTCGACGCGGCCGTCGCGGCGATCACGGGGTTACAGGCGGACGTACGCGAGGTGGCCTAATGCCGATCGACATGACCAGCCCCCAGCTCGCGCACCCAAAAGTCGGATCCAAGTTGGACCGCGCGATCGCGAACAAAGCCGCGCGCCTGCTCGATGCGAAAAAACTCCGAGAGTGGGCTGCCGCGGTGAAAGAACGCGACTTGTGGAAAGATCGCAAGACCGGCGTCCGCGTGAGACGCACGCGCGATCTGGATCCGCTCCGGGCCGAAGCGCATCACATCGAATCGAAAGACAACCCCGACACGCGCTATGACGTGCGCAACGGGATCACGCTCTCGCTGCGCTCACATTTCGAAGTCACCCTCGGGCGGTACCGGATCGAGGGCACCGTGTTCTTCCGAAAGAACGGCGCAAGATATATCGACGGCACCTACCCGATCACCTTCGTCCGCACGTAAACCCATCGGTCCGTAGAAAGTCAGTCAGCCCATGAAGTCCGTAATCGTCCTCGCCCTGCTGGGTGTGTCGGGAATCGTCACCGGCTGCAGCCAGAACCCGCTCGCGCCGTCGGCCGCGCTGGCCTCCACCCAGACCGTCGCGTCGTCGCAGCCGGTGCAGCCCGCCGGCCTCTGCGGCGACTACCCGTGCGGATCGATCCCGTCGCCCTGTAAAAATGTCGGCTGCGCCCCCGATGCCCCCGTACCCTGCGTCACGTCGACGTGCGCGCCGCCACCCGAGGATCTGCCCTGCGGCCCGGCCGGGTGTACCGATGATCGCCGCACGCCGGAGGCGCCGCTGCGCCGCGTGGTCGACCTCCTGCTCGGGCGGTGATCGGCGGGGTCGTCAGATCGGATCGCGTTCGGTCGCCCAGCGGCGCCAGCTCGTTTGAATGGTGCCGGGTTTGAGGGCAAACTCGGTCCCGAGGGTCCGCGTCGCCGCCATCAGATCGCCGAAGCCCGCGCCGGCCTCGAACATGCGCGCGACGATCGCCGCTTTCGTGGCGCGGTCAATCCGGGCATTCGGCTCACTGCGGGGCCGGCCCCGGGGCCAGCCGCCGCGGCGCGGCGCGATCGGGGTCAGGGGCGGGGGCGGCGGCGGGACGGGCGCCGGGGGCGCCGATGGGGGTGGACGGGACTCGGGCGTCAGGCGGGCGCGGTGCAGGACGGCAATCGCCGCGCGCTGCGCCTGCAGACACGCGTCAATCGTCGGATGGTAGCCCGCCACGCCGCAGAAGCGGATACAGCGCGGCTGATCCGCGTCGGGCGCGTCGCCCCGGACGCCGGGCCGGGGGCCCGAGGGTTTGAGCATCGGCGATCACCGGCGCATCCCCTGTTGCCAGGCCGCGGCACAGGCGCGCGTCGGATCGTCCATCCGCAAGCCGCGCTGCCCGAAGGCGTTGTGAAAGACGGCGCCGCCGCACTCGGCCGCGTAGTGCTGGGCAAACCGGCGCGCCATCGGGGGATCTTCAAACCCGCGCGATCCGTGCGTGCCCATTTTGGGCGGCTCGTCGATGATCAGCGGCCCCGTGAGGCCGTTGGTCTCGTGGATGAACACGGGCGACGCCACGGTATCCATGAGGGACGCCCAGAGATCGCGCCGCGGGTGATACTCCGCGACGCGGCCGTAGGGGCGGTACGGCGCGTGCTCGTTGTCGCCGACACTCAGATCGCTGCCCCGACTCCAGATCATCCCGGGATCGGCGAGCTCGCCGGGATTGAAGCCATTCTTGCGCCACTCGTTCCCGCCGCTCAGGATCGTCACGCTCCCGCGCAACCGATCGGCCACGTCGCGCCAGTGCTGCTGGCGGCGTGCGAGGTCGGGCATCACGTCTTGCGCGTCGACGAACACCGTCGCGAGCAATGTGATGCCGTTGGCGTTCAGCGTGGCGACGAAGGGCCGGAGTCGATCGTAGTAGTCCGGTTCGGACGGCTGCAGGTCCATCACCTGATTCTGCGCTTTCGATCCCATCAGGAAGACGCGCCACAGATCGAAGCCGAGCGTGTGTGATTCTTCGACGAAGGGGACGAGCGCCGCGGCGCCGCCGTCGAGGAACTGCCGATAGGCCATGAACATGTCGCAGCCGTTCAGCACCCGTCGCGCGCCGGTCTCATCGACAAAGTCCCGCCCGCTGATCCGCAGCGGCACGAGCGGCGCGACGGGCGGATCGCCGTCGATCGTCAGCGTCACGCCGACCCGGCCGATCGTCGCGGGCTCCGTCGTCAGCGTGAGCTGTTCCCAGGCGCCGATCGCGCCCGCGTCCCGTGATTCAAACTGCCCGGCGGGCGTGATACAGAGCTGCCGGTTGGCCTCGAGGAAGAGGACATCCACCCAGCCGTCCGCGTGCGCGGTGATCCGCACCGCTTCCCAGGCCCCGACCACGTCGCGGTTCGTGTAGACCGCGTGCAGCGGATCGTGCGGGTCGATGCCGATCGCCTGGCCGTGCCAGCGGAGGCCGAGGCTCACAGCCGCCCGCTGTGCGGGATCACGCCGAGCACGTAGAGAATCAGTAGCACGATCAGGATCAGGCCGATCCCGCCGCCGCCCCAGTACGGCCCGCGGTCGCCGCCGTAGTAGAAGCCGCCGCCGCCGAAGACGAGCAGGAGGACGATCAGGAGGATCAGCATGGCGCAGGCTCCAGGGTTAGCGGGTCTCGCCCGTGACCGGGCCGACGCCGCCGGTGCGTTGATGATTGGTACGCCCGAAGTAAAACCCGGTCACGAGATTCGCGACGCCGAAGAGAAACACGACCGCCGCGAGTTGAATGTCGGCCGTGCCGAGCACCCGCCCGCCGACCGCCAGACTGATCCCGACGGTCAGCGCCGAGCCAATCACCCACAAGGCGATCTGCCGCTGCGTCGACTCCCACATCAGATTGACGGCGCGCTGCCCGGCGGTGACCCGATCCTGTTCTTCGGTCGTGCGCGGCGCGATGGTGCGCAGGGCGAGCCGTTCGCCGGCCGTCTGCCGATCCTGTTCGGCGGTGGTATTCGGCAGGGCGTCGACCTCGCCGAACGGCTGCGCGATCACCACGGGCAGCGGATCCGGACTGGTGACGATCACCGGGATCGGCTCGGTCACGGCGCCACGGCTTTCTCCTGCTTCACATAGGCCAGCTGGCTCAGATCGATCGTGTAGCCGGGGACCTGCAGATCCTTCACGAGGGCTTCGAGCTCGAGCTGGGCGTTGCGGTAGATCAAGACGCGGAGCTGGAGCGCGGTGCGTTGCTCGGGCGTCAACGACGGCACGACGGACGACGACGTGGAGGCGCGATCGTCACCGTGTGACGCACGCGGCGATGGTGACCTCGCGCCGGCGATCGCGGCCGTCCGGGCGTGCACGTCGAACCCAAAGATCACGACGGCGACCGCGAGCGCCCACCCGAGCCAGGCCGAGCGCGCGCTCACGGGACCGACCCCGCGACCGTGCCGACGATCCGCCCATCCGCGATCAGCCGATCGAAGAGGCGTTGATTGAGACTGCGCGTACTCAGGTTCACCTTGTTGAGTTGCGTGAGCAGCGTCAACGCCGTGGCGCCTTCGTAGACCTGATCGGTGTACTTCCCGTCGTCGCCTTTCAGCGTGACGACGATCTGCGGCGTCGGCTCGTATTTCAAGAGCAGGCTACTGACCGTGTAGCCGACGACTTGCGCGGGTTGCGGGACCGGCGTCGTGAGGGTGATCCGTTCTTGCGCGGCGGCCCCGGCAAAGAGCGCACACGCAACGGCGAGCGCGAGCAAGGTGTGTTTCATGGTTAGAATCCCCGACAGATCACCGAAATCAGCGACCCCACGCCCCAGCCCCCGCTCGGCACGGTCACCGTGACGCCCCCCGTGGTCGGCGTCACGGTGAGATTGCCCGAATCGTAGGAGTTACTCGCAATGCAGGCGGGGACGTTCGCGAACGTGGCATTGAACGCGACGAGGCCCGTCGTCGGCGAGCCGGTCCCCACCGTCACCACAAACGCGAAGGCTTTCCCCGCGATACTCGGCGAGCCGCCAAACCCGCTCGTGATCGTTGGCGTCGCGACGGCATCGGTGATGTTGCCCGCCGACCCCAACGACCAACTGCCGGCGGCGAGGATCTGCGCGCGCAAGGTCTGATTCGTGTACAGCCGGATCGGCCCCGAGGCGTCCGCGGTCACCAGGGACAGCCCGCCGACCCCGTCGGCATAGAGCGTCCCACTGGCCGCGATGTCCCACGTCCCGGTCGTGTAGCCCTGCGACTGATTGAAGAGCGACACGCGGCTCGAGCCCGCCGTCAAGCGGTACTCCGATCCGCTGGTGCCGTTACTCGTCGAGTTGGCGACACTCAGGACTTGAAACCCGGTCCCGGCCGTACTCAGGGCATAGGTGCCAAAGGTCACCGCCGCGGCGGCGGTGATCCGGCCTTGCTGATCGATCGTGACGGAGGCCGGGCCACTCAGCCCATATTGCGCGGGCGTCACGGCCGTGTTGTTCAAGCTGATCGTGGTCGCCGCCGCGTTCCCGGTCACGACCGAGGATGTGATGCCCGTGCCACTCGCGACGGTCGCGACAAAGTTGCCCGTGATCCCCGTCGTCGGGATCCCGGTCAGGCCCGCCCCGGTGCCGCTGAACGTGCCGCCGCCAAAGGCCGACGCCGAGAGCGTGCCCGCCATCGTGATCGTGCTGACCCCATTGAACGTCAGGAGGGAATTGCCGATCGAGGTCGCCCCCGTGAACATCCCGATCGTATTGAGCGTGCCCGAGACGCTCGCCCCGGTCGCGAGCAGCGCGCCGTTCCAATAGAGCCCGCCGCTGATGTTGTAGAGCTTCTCCGTCGTCACGCTCGGCGCGGCGGCCGTCGGCAAGGTGATCGTCTGGATCTTGGCGCCGCTATTGGCCGCCGGGACCGCCGACGTCGTCGGACAGCCGACACAGAGCGAGCTCGCGGAACTATCGGTGCTTTTGATCGTCGTGCCGGTGATCGGCGCGGGCTGCGCGGACGCGCGCGCCGGGACGAGCGCGAGCGCGAGCGCCAGACTGCACAGGGTTTTCATCACGCGGTCCTCACCAGCTTGGCGCCCCACGCATACCCGGTATTCGCGGACACCTTCGTCTTGATCCCGTAGTTCTTACTGACGCCCGCCGCGCCAAACGTGATCGCCGTCGACGTCGCGACGGCCCCCGTGAGACTCGTGATCGTCGCCGTGGCAATCGGCGTATCCGGCGCCCCATCCGAGAGATTCACCAGGGCGACGGTCAACGTGCCGCTCGTCACCATCAACCCGGTGACTTGCAGCACATACGTCCCCAGCAGGTTCGCCGAGTCCACCGGATAGACCGCCGTCCCCGGGTGCAGGAAGTCGAACGTCGCGCCGCTGGGATAGCTCGTCACGCTGATCGGCGACGATCCGAACCCGCCGAACTCGAAGACACTCCCCAAGCCCGCCGATCCCGCGCCGACCGCCGCGACGACGTCTTGCGTGCCGCCCGGGATCGCGACGCCCGCCGCGTTTTTGACGATGAACTTGTAGGTGAAGGCCGGGTCGAGATAGATCACCGCGCGGCCTTCCGAGTCGAGCTGGACCGGCCAACTGTTCTGCGTGCCGGTGCTGTTCGAGTAGGTCGTCGCCGGCGTGGCCGTGCCGGCCAGATAGACGGAGACGGTGCCGAGCGCCAGCGCGACGCCGGTCCCATCGAGTGATTGCCAGAAGACATACGGCGCGAGGGTGTAGCTCATTCGGTCCACCGTCCGGAACTGTTGCGACTGGCGACCCGCGCCTTGACGACCGCATCCTTGGGTCCGCCTAACCGCGCGGCTAAATCTTCCACGGCCGACGTCGGCGTGCGCCGCGCGATCACCCGCGCGACGGCGTCCTCGGCCGGCACGCCCCGCCGCATGTACTCCATCGCGTTGGTCGCTTCCCCGCGCAAGGGCGTCTCCCCCACTTTCGTGAAGGTGTCCTTGACTTCGGCGAGGACCTTCGACGGATTGAACTGCAGCACGCGCTCGGCGGCGGCTTGCGCAGGCGTCACGGCGAC